GATATTACAGGAAAATATTCGGAACTTTCTGATTTCAATATTAACTTTATTTTATTCATTAATTGTTATAAAGAATAAAAAGATAATTATTATATAATGAGACGATGCCAATGTGAAGTCTACGACTCCAACGAAGACGTCTATAGAAATTGTAAGAATAGTGAAAAGTTTACAATCTATCTTAGTAAACCCATCAAGTATTGCCAAAGACACGCTGTAGTGCATATTCAAAAGTATGTTGTAATTATTCAGAAATACTATAAAGCCTTTAGAACTAGACGAAAGATAAAGTCTTTATTTATTAATCTACCTCAAGATTTGCAACGTAAAGTACTATTTCATATAAGAGAACCATTGTATCTTTGCAGAGTTTATCATAAAATAGCCGATATAATATATCCAAAAATTAACACATTTCTGGAAAATTTAGATCACGAGGCCATATTTTTCGATAAAGAAGCATCTCTGTATCATTATCTATCACCAGAACAAGTGAGAACATTTTGTTATTTACTACATTTAACTTTTAAGTATAATCAAATATTATCCAAGTCATTAAAGAAAGAAATGTATAATGTTACTAATACTTTGCATATTAATTATATATTATGTGATGTAGAACATACAGTTTATAAAAACGAATGGACATGTCTAGTACGACACTTCAATCAGCTTAAAACATTAAAACGTATATAATGTAACATGAGGTGTAGAGCAATCACACTTTTAAATAAAAGATGTAGATGTAAGGTTTTATATGATAATTTTTGTTACATACACATGAGAATATATCATTTAGAATCTATAGTTAAGATCCAATCAACATGGAGATCATACATAACACGAAGAAAAATTAAAAATTTATATATTAACTTACCATATGAACTACAAAATTTAGTTTTGTACTTCATGCGGGAAGATCACAGAGTTTCACAAATCAATAAAACTTACATTAATATTTATAACAACAAAATATGTAAACTTAACTTAAGTTTATCCGAGTTATACTATCAGTATCAAACCATATACACTATGGACTTTCAAGATTATCTAGATCGAAAAATACAAATAATAGATAAAATTAAATACTTTAAATATCGAATTAGTGAAATATCTTAACAAGTCTTCGAGGAGACTCATTCATATTCTCATGTGCCAAATCAATAATTAAATTTAAAAATGAACTTAAATAACCATTATCATAGTTTAGCTTTCGATTTTTAGCAATTAACGTGCTATTTTCCACCTTTAATCTAGTATTTTCTCTCTTTAGCGCACGAATGTCTCTCTTAGAATGCATTAAATTTTATATGTTTTATTTCTCTAAGCAATTTTTAATTAAATCAATACCCACGGATAAACCTAATTTTTTAATAAAAACTAAATATAAATATTTTGTTTCTAAACTTTTTCTTTTTTGTTCTTCAAATATTCTAATTTCATGTTTTAGATTGATGATTTTCATCTTATTTTTAGGATTGAAACTAGAAGAATCTATACTGTACTTTTGAGCCAATAACTGAACAGCAGGACTTTTATACTTTGTAAATTTAGAATATTTAGATTTTAACTGTGGCGGTAGAAGTGAGTACTTAGCTAGAGTAGTTAGGAGGTCATTATATTTAACAGAATGTTCCCTGCTGATAAACAAGAGGATATCATTCAAGCGTGATGTGTCCATCTTCACGTTGTGTTATTATTCTCGAAAGAAAATAATTAAAATGTATGTGAACTGTTCAAGTAATCTAAGTAATATTTTATATAAGTAAAGTAATCAACTTCTATTGGTTGAGATACTCCGTACATAAAATGATCCAACCATAAATTTCCGACGATAAATTTAACATCAGTATAAGTAATGTTTTTATTTGAACTGATGTAAGCTCGTCTGTCATTAAGTTCAAGAGCATACTTCTTTGCTAACATGAAAGCTTTCTTATCCTGAAAAATACCGCGACGATTATCAATAGGCATGTTCTCTTGTTATTCACGTTGTTACTCTCGTTCCCAGGAACATTAATAATGGTATGTTACATAACCACCAATAGCAAGTCTTAAATCATCGCATAACTCACTAATTTTTGAATATGATTCCGGAGATATTATGCTCTTATCCCACAGTGATTCTTCGTAAGATAATGTTTTTTGTATATTGATATAAACTGTACCCCAAAATGATGAATCATCGTGTTCAGTTATGAATCTAGATACCAAATTAAGATTATTTACAAAAGTGGGTAATATATTTATCTTGTAGTATCCATAGATAAACATGTGACATCTTATGCTACAAAAATAATCAGCAAGCTTAATTTTAAAAATCATTTTTCTGTAGTATGCTCTAATAATTGTATTGACTGCATCATGAGCAAGAAATTGTTGTATATTTCGAACTAGTTCGATTGGTAATAAAGGTAGTAGTATGAATGCCTTCATTTCACGTCGGGTTATAGTAACCCTAAGTTACAACTTTAAATAATTTTTAGAATATCACATCGAAGAATTATTCCATTAGGACCAGTTCCCTTAGGTAATTCTTTGATGTTATAATCTTTTATCAGGTCAAATGCCGCTCTAGACATTCCAGGAGGATCATATTTCATTTGTCTTTTAACTCTAGCAACATCAGCACATGTAACTTTTTGATTTTTACCTGTGCCTTGGCATAAAAATCTCCACAAAGGAATACCCTCTGCGCGTTCTTCTGCAAGTTTAGTAGCAAACATTTTAGTTCACGTCGGGTTATAAAACCCTAAAGTTTTACTTTATTTACTTTTTTACAATTTTCTTTGGAAGAGGTTCCATGAAATCTGGTCTTATATTGTGATTTCTAGCATGTCTCGCATAGAAGTCGTGATGAAACTTATTTTCATTTGAACGATCGTAAGAGTCTCTTATTTCAGCTGTTTTTCTTCTCACTTCTTCCCAATACTCACGAACCAACTTTTTTTCTTTCTCCGTTTGGCAAATTACAAAGAACATGTAAAATACCTGGCTGACGAACAAGTGGTGGTGGAGTTAGAACTAGTGTTGCCTGTTTCGAAACTTTGGTACTGTTTTCGCACCTGTTTCGTTTTGGCATGTTCAACATATTTCAGCCTATAATCCTACCTATTACATTTTGTCGTAAATATAATATTATTTTTAGACCCTCGAAAAAATTATTAACCAGCCTTAAGATTCTCCGAAGAGAATCACTGGTTTTACTAATTCTTAACCTAAGCTAGTTAGAGCATGTGCCGCAATTCTTGCCTCGTGATCATGAATTAGACTTTTGAGATCCAATACTATCTTACTTTCTTTATAGATTTTATCAAGATAGTCATGTGGAGGATGGTCCATCGTGAGTAGTTTATTTAGATCATATTCGGCAATGCCGAGAATCTCATAGAGTGCAGCTAGAATCTCTTCGTCGGAAAACATTCTTTTCACGTGAGTTTGTGCCACCCGAGGGTGATCAGTCCTCAAAATGGCACGGTCGAAACAATTTACTAGACGCCATGGCTAGTAAACTGGGGATTCACGGTAAAGTGGTCTCTTATTTTTAACTTTAACACTTTTGAGCTCAACGGTTGTTAATCATCCTTAATTGCGGACAATCAACTGAGTTTCCTACGCGTGCTAGACTCCTGAGGTGGCCAGTCTCAGCAGAAACTCCCCAATGGACTCCACGATTTATCGTGTGCCCCATGTTAAAGTATTATTTTCAGAGACCAGGTGGAAAATGCTTCAATATCAGGATGCTTGTTGTGTTCCACCACAATGGCTTCACACAGGTGAGGTGGCGCCCAGAAATTATTTCATTAATTAAGTAGTCGTCTGTGGAGCATCCCCTATGACCTTCCTGGATATTGAGAGAGATTTAACAATCTAATATTTAAGATTTAATGTTATCCTGGTATCAACATAATTCTTACGTACTTTAAGTCCACCAAAGGTAGACAGTACTTTTTGTCGTATTTTACTTTTTGATACCTAGCGGTGTAGAATTAATAAGTCTTTTGATTTTAGGCTTTTTTAAGAATGGAACTGGTGGCAATGGAGCATCTTTTACTTCTGCCAAATTTGCCCAGGTGTTTCCATCTTTGTAAAGCCTGCAGAATTCCTCAAAATTCATTGTGAATTTGTTTTACACGTTGGGTTATTAAACCCTAAAGTTTTTATTTATTTAAACAAGCCAGTATGGTGGTGGCATCGGGAGTTCATCTGGTTTTGGAGGCAAAATACCTTCTTCCATATTAGAAATAATTATGTCATCAGAGGTGTCTGATGCGGGATAAATAAGAGTAGCAGTAGCCTTAATCCGTTTGTTAGCTTCGATACACTCCTGAACCTTGATCTTCCAGAGTGAATCCAGAGAAACCTGCGTCATTTTATCGAGAATATCCATTGAAGACATTGTTGGTCACGTGGTCTAAGAGACCTCTAAAGGAAGAATTTTAGTGAATATTTTGGGGTTTTACATATGTAACAATTTTTTCATTTTTAACTGGAACATTACTTTTATGTCCGCGAGAAGGCCATAATGGAGAATTGTAGGGATGATCAGAAATATATGGATATACCCCACGCCTAGCCATATGACGACCTGTACGAATAGTAATTATTTTGTTACTACTAAGGTTTCGAGCTCTGTACCAACCAGATCCGAGACTATGGGAAATTTTGAGCATGTCACCATATCTTGCCTGTGATCGCACATGATTATAGTATAACTGTTTTTCGGAGTCATACTTTTCATACTCAATCACATCTGGACCTTTTGTGCAATATTGTGGAACATCATCCACTATTAGAACAAAGTCACCACGAAACCAGGAAGGCATTGTTAATCACGTGGTCTTATAGACCTCTAAAGGTCATGCCACTCATGCGATTTTTAGTTGTTTTTTAGTTGTTTAGTTGTTTAGTCCTCATCAATCTCAATCTCTGGTTCTTCCTCGTCGTCGCTTCCAAACAGATTCTCCTTCTTGTCCTCGGGAGACTGAGCCTCAAGAACTGGTTCTTCCTCGTCGTCTTCCTCAATAACCACCGGCTGAGCTGGCTGTTCTTCGATAGCTTTCTTAACATCCTTGAGGAGAATGTCACCGCGCTTACCAGATGGTGTGATTGTCGAAATGTCAATCCCGTTCTCAGCAGCAAGCTTTGCAGCGGCATCGCTGATCTTTACTTTTCCAGCAACAGGAACCTCTGCAACCTTCTTCATGTCTGCGATGGTAATACGACCTTCGCGACCAGTACCAACAATGTCTTTAATCGAGATGCCATTGGCCTCTGCAAACTCCTTGGCACGCTTGTTGTCATAAGGACCCTTATCCTTCGAAGCAGATGCCTTAGTCATCATCATCTTCTTCGGAAGGAGTTCCTTAGTCTCCAGCGAACCAATCAGAGCCTGCATGTCAATCTTATGCTCCTTCGAGATAACCTCGAGCATCTGAGTGAACTTCTCGCACGAAATCGCCATTTGTCAGTAGTTGGTTGTGTAGCTGTTGCTATTACACTCATATAGTCGCCTAAATTCTTAGGGTATATAAAATGTCGTAATTATGGAAAATAGGTTCCTCACGAAAGGCAAAATTTGTAAGGTATATATTTGTCGTAAATGCCCTGAAATGGTCTTAATATAACGCCTCTTATTTCCTAGGGTCTATATTTGTCGTAAATGCGACATTTTGTAACCCCTAAGAATTTAGGTTTTGTAAAAATGAAGCACAATGTACTGGTGGGAGAAGAACAATTCTCATGATCTTCAAGAATCATACCACAATGATGAACAAGACGCAAAAGAATTTGCAATACAGGGACTACACAAAGAAGCTGCAATGCTATTCAATTGTGCTGCACAACAAAGAATTAAACAGGCAAAGTTGAATTACGGGGCGGGGTTAGATCCTGGACATTTTAAAGCTTGGGAATATTGTAAAAATCAGGCTGCAAAACACGAATGGCTCGCTGAATCAGCAAGAAATTAAAAAGTTAAGTAGCAATACCTTTCGGGGTATGTAAGTCTACGTGAATAAGAATGCCTACAATGAACAGGTGCTCGGAATCTGTTGTTGATACTCTTACAAAGCGTACCCGGAAGTGCAAACTCCGATGCCATTTTAGAAATGTTTGTTACATTCATGCCCAGACTCTGTATAATGACTATGCTACAGTCATTCAGAGAATATGGAAGGGATTCCAGAAACGAAAGAAGCTAAAGAATCTTTTCTATGATCTTCCAAAAGATCTTCAGGAAAATGTCATGAAATATGTTCGTCAAGATCACTACATAGAAAAAAAGTGGATTCCAAGTGTTCGTAAAATTTATCAGAATCGTCTCTTTAATGTTCATGCGTTGAGGAAAGATCTGTATATGCTTGTCAATAATCACGAAATTGCCGAAGATGAATACTATTACCAATTATATCTTTTAATATCTCGGGAAAGGTCTTCAAAACATATGCTGGATCTTTTGTTGGATTGAAAATTATTATTCTGTGGTTTTGATCTTTGATCATATAATTCCACGTTACTACTATGTTCAATTTCTCTAATTTCATCCATCACAGAATTTGGTAAAGACCCACCACAACCCATGTTATACAATTTACGACATTTTAATATACTTAAAAATTTAACCAAATTAAATAGTAAGAAGTATGTCTCTACCAAGTCCAATCATGAACGCGTCCTGGGCAGATGAGGTTGACCAGAATCTTCATCCGTCTGTTCATCGCGATGGTGATGAGTACGATAATCTTGGTCGCAACATGTCAGCTCAGATTCGGAGGGAAAAGCTTGTAAAGTGGACTCGAGTTGTCTATTCACATAAGAGATACTAAATTGTAAGCGTGGCAAGATCTTTAGAGATCTGTAAGACCACGTGCAATAGTCCAATATGGATTTCTGGATGAGCAAATTTGAAGATATGTTGACAGAATCACTGTCTAAAAAAGTAATGACTGATTACGGTAATCTGAACTTTTACATGTCGAGGCTAAACTTAAATAACAATAAGACAAAAATATTTGATGCATTAACGGAACTACACTACTGCGATTGTTGTGAAAAACATCAAATTGATAAGCCATGCATACCTGTAAAATGGGTAAATAATAAAACGCCAACTCCAAGTGTGATCTCCTGTCTTTGTGATTGCAGACATACGGCTAGAATGATTTGCAGAATGTGTGAAGAATAAATAACAACCTTAGGGTATCTAATACCCACGTGCACAGGATGACACCTGATTATGTTACTCGCACAGAACGAATCAACAATATTCTTACAGAAGACTTTATAAGGAATAACTACAACAATATCAACAATTACAATCTAGAAAATGCTATCAATAACCTGATTAATAATTTTAATACTCATAGAATTATTAATCATCCTATTGAACAAATTGTGACAAGAAAAGTTCCGCGTGGTGTACCGATAGTTGATGGTTATGTTTTTAGTGGCTGGGATGTAAATCCACCAATTGTTTCAGGTAGACTTGTAAATGATTCCCCAAGCTTCTTTGTACCGGAGGGGGAAGTGTCTGAAGGAAATCCAGTTGTTGTTGGAAGACCTATTTTTCCCGCATGGGCTTTTGATGTATGTGTAATTGGTGGTAGAAGAATTTAATTAACAACCTTAGGGTTTTTATACCCACGTGTAGCACAATGGAAAAAGTTGCAGCACTTTACAGAGGTTATGCGGTGAGAAATCGTATGAAGTCTGTTAAAGATTCTTACACTTTGGAAAATCTAAAACAAAGACTTAAGAGCTATTGTGAATATACAAAATTTATAAAAGATCTTAATAACTCATTTCCATCAAAACATAAGGTTGTTCGTTCCTGTAACTTACCAGAAGACATATCAGAAAATATAGCCAAATTTGCAATATTTAAAAAATATAAAAGACTTCCTACCTGGAACTGTTCTGGAGATCTAGAGCTTCTTGGTAATAAATTAGAAGTTAAAGGATTTACATCATTGGGTCCTAATTCATTTGGACCGGGATCAATGTTTCATAGACTCTATTTTGTTGATGCTATAGATATTCACAGTAATTTCTTTAAAGTATATGAAATTACACTGAATTCTAATAGTAATGAATTTTTGAACATTAAAATAAACAAGAGGGAAACATTTGGAGATATATGTAGGAAAAATCAAAGGGGTAAACTTAGAGGCTCTTTCTATACAATTTTTAAACCACAATTAGAAGATCACTGCAACTTAATTTTTGCAGGGAAAATAGAAGATTTAGAATAACTTGTCTAGAATAAGTTTAACAACTGGAATACTAACTGCATTACCTGCAAGAAAATATAAATAACTATCTGCTAGTTTTGGTAATTTATAGTCTGATGGAAATCCTTGTAGATTAAAACATTCTCGAGGTGTAAGTTTTCTAATCCCTTTACTATCTAGTATTATTGGTACGTTATGTCCACCTGTTCCCATGTTTGCTGTCAATGTTGGACAACAGTTACTTTTATTTTCTCGAACATAGTACCGTCTAAATTGATATATAACATTTTCACTAACTGGTTTTGTAACAGCTTCCGCTATTGTATTATAAACTTTAACTCGTGAGGAGTAATAGTATTTATCATCCACTTTTTCTTCTAAAAATTCTACTATTTTTTTACTACTAACTTCATTAAATTTAAAGTTAAACTTATCATACTCATCTTCATTTAAAAATCCTATAATATAGATACGTTCTCTGTGTTGTGGAACGTCGGTGATTATAGATGTATCTAATACTTTAAACTTAAGTTTGTATCCGATATTTTCTAAATTTTGCTGAATTGTTTTGAATGTATTTTTGTTGTCATGTGTTGTTAAATTTTTCACGTTTTCTAAAATTATAATACGAGGCTTATGAAATTTAAGTATATCTATTATTTTCCAAAACACGTTAGAACGTTCATCGTTAAATCCCTTCTTTTCACCAGCTATACTGAATGGTTGACATGGAAATCCGCCACATAAAATATCATGGGCTGGGATATTTGTTACATGTACTTTATTTAAATCTTGGTAATCAAAATGTTTCGCTCCATGATTTAAACTGTAAATACTTTTTGATGCTGAAACATAATCATTTGCATATACACATTCAAATCCTTTAGAGTTCAATACATAAGAAAATGCTCCTGTACCTGCAAATAGATCGATATATTTCATCTTATAATACTATATAGAATACTTTTTTAAGTTAATTTGACGATTGTATGAAACAAAAAAATAAATATCCAACTACTATGTAATGAGCTAAACAATGAACTACATTAGATGCAGGTATTTTATTCATGAACTTTAAAATCCAAGATATACTCATAAGTGTAACTATAAATCCAACCGCGGCTAAAGATATTTCAGGAGAGAAACAACAACAATAGATAGTTAATAAAGCAAATAGTAAATCCAAGTAGAATAAAGGGTGATTTTGATTTGAACCCGTATTATATCTATAAGTTCTCCACAATAAAGAAAATATTGCTGCTAAAATATATATGGTGCAGTAAGTAAATTTATCTTTCATAAGCAGTAATAGTATTAATGCTAGCAATGAAGAGATTATACATAAACAATCATATGTTTTAATATCCATTATTATTATACTTAATAAAATTAATTAAAAAAATTTAAACATTCTTTTGCTGTGGGTCTTAAATCTGGATTTTGATTTGTCATTTGTGTAATAAGTGTTCTTATATTTTTAGGAGTCCAGTAGAATTTGATTGGAGAGTCTTTTTTATGAAGTTTTCCTTCAAATAGTTCATATAATAGTATTCCAGTTGAATAAATATCTACTCTTGTTGTGTAATGTGTTTGTTCTACCTCTGGCGCCATATATCGTACTGAACCAACGAACGAAGTATGACCCGAATTATTGTCTAGTAAATTAAGATCTTTTTCATGCGAACTTGTAAAAGAATTTGTTTCAGATAACTTAGATAATCCAAAATCTACTATTTTTGCAGTTTTTGAATTTGTTAACATTATATTAGAAGGCTTAATATCTCTATGAATAAGTGTATCCGGTTTTCTAGTATGCATATAGTTTAATCCTTTTAAAATATCTGTTGATATTGAATACTTCTGTTTCTTAGTAAGATTAGGATTACTACTTAAGTCTTTATTTGGGAAATATTCCATAACAATAATAAATGGTTCTTCTACATATCCAAACAACTGTACAATATTTGGATGATGCATTTTAGTCATATTATCAAACTCTCTAAGATATAAAAAACTTTTATTTGTTTGTTTCATTACCTTGGCGACAACATATGTTTCTTTCCACTTTGCTAAAAATACTTCCGCCCATGATCCTTCTCCTAACTTTTGATCGCGATAAACTCTTAGTTCCCATGGAGGAATCTCCCAGTCTTTAAACTTTTTATCTTTTATATGACTATATATTTTTGGAACACCCCCATGTAGTGACACATCGTCAGCCCACGCATCAAAAAACATTTCTATTAAATTTTCCAGTATTTTAAGTTAATTTAATAAATATTATAATAAGTATGTAAATTAATGAATGAACTTATTCATGGTAACTGTCTAGAAGAACTTAAAAAACTTCAGGATAACAGTGTAGATCTTGTTTTAACAGATCCGCCATACTTTATTCATAAACTAGACTCGAATTGGTCAAAGGAACGAATAGATACAGATAAGAAAAATAGTCATATTACAAATTTACCGAAAGGAATGAAATATTCAAAGAGTCAGGTCAAAGACTTATTTGATTTTTACAAAGAAGTATCTGAACTAGTTTACAAAAAATTAAAACCTGGAGGCTATTTCCTATCATTTTCTTCACCTAGACTATATCATGCTATTGCTATGGCCAAAGAAATTTCAGGGTTCGAAGTAAGAGATATAATTAATTGGGTATACACACAAAGTATTCCAAAGGGAATGTCAGTAAACCATATCATAGACAGAATGGATATATCCGATGATCAAAAAGAAAAACTTAAGAAAGAATACACAGGCTTTAAAACGCCACAAATTAAATCGTGTCATGAACCAATTTGTGTAGCAATGAAACCAATTTCTGTAACTTTTATACAGAACGAACTAAACTTCAAAACAGGACTATTAGATTTTAATCAAAAAATTGGAATAGAGTCTAATAAAGTCCCTGCAAACATTCTTGTAACTGAAGATTTTGATGAAATATATACTAAAAACTTTTTAATTGGCAAACCATCCAAAAAAGAAAAAGGAGAAAATAGTCATATTACTGTTAAACCAATTAAACTTTTAGAACATCTTGTTAAACTATTTAGTAAAGAAAATTCATTGGTCGTAGATCCATTTATGGGTAGTGGTAGTACTATATTGGCATGTAAAAGTACTAATAGAAATTATATTGGTATAGAAATAGAAAAAGAGTACTGGAATATTGCTAATAATAGACTTACTTCCTACTCTTCTTAACTGTTAAAGTTGTACCAGTTGCATCTTTTGTAATCTTAATACTCTTATTACCTTTTAGACTCGATATGCCAGCACCAGTCAATGCACCTTTTCCTCCGGCTTTTACAGAACTAGCTTTTAACTGTTTACCAACTCTTTGATTAATTCTATTAATTGCTTTTTGTTCTTGTTTGCTATTACCTCCACCTAATAGCATTGGAGAACCAAAACATGATTTCTTACCAAATCCATTAACTATTCTATCTGCTGGAAAGTTAAGTCTATTATTTGCCATAGTTTTTGATCCTTGCCATATCTGAGCTACTGTATCTCTTGGTCCAGCAGGGCGTTGTAACATAGGACATAAACCCTGTGTTACATTTCTCGAACGAAAGATTTCATTAAGAGTTGGAACTCCAAACGAGTTAGGACGAACAATACCCTGATATGTTTGAGCTCCTTTCTTCCATAAAGGGAACGTATATTTGCTCTGTTTAGCTTGAGCCATAGGTATATATCTTACATTAATAGAAGGGTCAGGGGCTTGTTTTAATAGTTTCTCCTGTTTAACACAGGTTTTACAGCCAGGTATTAAGTAACATATCATTTATTAAATATTAGAGATTTTAATACTTAGAAAAATAATATTTGTAGTTATTAATATGTCTACTCAGTTGCAGATTAAAGATGAAGATGATGAAGATATCTTTGATTTTGAGATAGAACTAGACGAATCAGACATTGATGAGGAAACTCGAGCGAGAAGAGAAGCAGCAGACGAATTCGAATTAGACACAGACGAAGAAGAAATAGTATATGAAGATGATGAGCCAGATTTTGAACTAGATGAAGTAATAACAGAAGAACAATTACAGGAGAAAAAATACGCACGTGGAGTAACAAGTTACAAAGAAGCACTTATGAGAAAATACGCAGAGGGAGAAATAGATAATACTCAATATTTTAAAGAGCTTCTAGAATTAGAAATATTTGAGAATGCTAAAATCAAATCATTACCTGTAACAGAAGATGGTATAAAATTTATTAATGAACTTAGAATGGCAAGAGAAGAACAAAAGCAAAAATTTATTCGATCAGAAATTAATGAAGCAGAATATAATGCATTTTATATTAATTCATTGAGAGAAGAAAAACAAGCATTTAAAGACTACAGAGACACAACACAGGGTGAGAAAAAAGAAAAAATAGATCTAAGTAAATTAAGTATAGAAGATGCGCTAAACTATCTAATTAAAAAAGAAGATCAAATTGTATCTAAGTTAGCTAAAAAACACAATATTTCTCTTAAAAAACCAAATTCAAGACTAGCAAACTCTACAGATCCAGACACTAGAGCAAAATATCTATATGACTCCAATATTTATGAAGAGAATAAAGCTTACATAATGTCAAGATATATGGAAGGATACAAGGCTAAAGTTTTAAATCCGACTGGTTATACAACTGGTAAATTTGATATTGATACTCCAGTTACTTCAGATATATCCGAACTGGTAAAAGTAGAACCTAAAAAAGCATTACTATCTGAGACTGATTTATTAGAACAAGAAACTAAGAAATACACAATGAGTCTATTGAGACGCTTACCAAAAAGTGTTTTAATAGAATGTTTAAAAGATAATAATTTACTATCCAAGGAAACAAGTTATATTCAAAATTTACGCATTAATAAAGTGCCGATTTTAAAATTTCAGAAATTTCCAAAAGATCAGGCTGAACTAGATTCGATACTAGATACAGAATTAATAGGTAAATATGCTGTTAATAGAGAAGTTATAGATTCTAGTTATGTTACTAAAACTTTTCAGACTGATTCTATAGGATCTACAGAAATAGCTTGTGTTCCCGGTAAAAAATTAGCTGTTAGAGTTCCATTCAAGGGTGTATCTAGAGGATATGTAGGCAAAACCATAGAAGTTGTACTTAAAAAAGGCGCAACAGGAGAAGGTTTTGAATCGTTGGCCGAAGACTTTGATCCAGTATATCCAATTCCTGATTCTTTATATGTTAAGATGGCACAAGCAGGTGATTTAGAAAGTAGAGTTGCTTTTGTTTATCAGTTATATACTCCAGTCCCTGGTTTTGAAAAACAAGGTGTATATATAACCACGCGTTACACAGACTTTGATGAATATCTTACAGATTTAAAAGGTATACTCTCTGCAAACTTGTTAAAATTAGAAAATGAAAATTACAATAATTATTCACTAGCTATATTGAAGTCCAAAATTAATAAGATTAATTACTATTTAGATAAAAAAGAAGATCCAGACTTGTTAAACTTAGCAGATCCTCGTGTAGAAGCTAGAATAGAAGCAGTAATGAGTGAAATAAATAAAATTAGAACAGATGGTAAAACAAGTCTCAATGATTTTATTTTAAGTATTAATTCAAATGCAGTACAAAAAGTAGAAAGTTTAGAAGAACGAGTAAATTTTGCTTCAACAACTAATCTTCCAGATTCTGGAGAGATAATCACTACATTTAATAAAGCTACATACACATATCTTATAGAAAAGATAATTTTAATACTTACTCAATATCCGGATATGTTAGAAGACTACTTAAATGGAGACTTACCTCCTGATAGCATTATTAACTTTGAAACTCCGTTAGTTACACCAAATGATATTACTAAGGAGGCTTCATTTAGAAACTTATCTGATACAGAAAAATTAAATAGACTTTTAGAATGGAGTCCGGATACACAAATGTACTTGCAGTATAAAAGTTATCTGGATTCAATTAATTCTAAACCAAATAAAGTAGGACTTAAAACTGACCAATTAATTGAAGCCCTTTCTAAAAATTCTATAGTAATAGATAAAATTGAAGCTGATAAAATAATTCAAGAGGAATATGAATACAAATTTTGGGAAAATGCTAAAAGAGAAGTGTTAGAAATTACAAGAATCCCTACACGTTTTACACCAGACTTATACAAGTTTAAACAGTTAAATAAAAAGAAGTATACATTGCCATCACAACGAATCTATAGAGTAGCAACTATCAGAGAACGAGTAGATTTTAAAAGTAGACTCGCATCTTTATTTATAAACTGCCAAATGGAAGAGGCTAAAAATATAGCTTTTATTGTTGAAAATATTGTATATACAAAGTCAAAATTAGTGAAAGATTACAAACAAATATCAGAGATGATTATAGGTAATTATCAGGCTTTCTGTAATTATTTAAAAGAAATTACAAAAAATAAAGTAAATATCATCGAGAATATTGTTGCAATCACGGAATACTTTCATAAAGAGGGAGATAAATTAATTATTAATAAAGAAAAGGTAGAAAAAATTATAGCATCTTTAAGTAGCGATATTTTATTAGATGATGTACTAAGACAGTTATCTAGAGAAGAATTAGACATGTATAGAACAGCTCTTGTTCATACCGTCTCTCCAAGTGTCTCTCGAAGATTTAAACTATTAAAGACTGTAACAAGACTACTAAGTATTTATAATAAATCATATGAAAAATTATTTTTAGATAATGAAGCCATATATGTTAAACCTCATGTAGAATTAACACGTCCAGAAACAGACAATTACATATTTTATGATGGAAAATATTTAGTTGGAGGTAAATATCCACAATTTAAAGATCAGCGATATTCAACACGGAATTACTCAACTGATGATATTCAAGAATTATGCATTCTTTTAGGTATTGATTACACAGAGTCTACACAACCTACATCTGATGCTGGTATAGAAGAAAATGATTTTAGTAATTACCTTAAAATAATGGAAAAAATTAGAAGATTAACAACCCCCGAAGTTGCTGTTACTGTAGAGAAACCATCGAGAGAATTAGAATATAAGATTTACACAGAACCAATAATTACAAGACAGTACACCCTACGACCAAGAATGGGTGTTCCAGATCCTGGTGAAGTTTACTATACTTCTAAAAATTACATTCCGGAATACAAAAAAGAATATCCAACAAATAGAGACTACTATGAAAGACAATATGCAGTTCCTTATAAATTTGAAAATTATATACCAGTTTATCACTCTAAACTTAAAGAACTATCTGAAGCAAAAATGATAATTCTTGAAGGACCGGCAATATTTAAGACTCCAGAAGAAGATCCAGATGCTAATTATATAACAAGTCCTTATCATATATTTATTGAGTATAAAGATTCATTTGGTAAAATAGTATATTTTAGAGAAGGAGTTGCGCCTAAAAAAGTTATAACAGCTAGAAAAGACACTTTAGACACATGTAGTAGATTCAAGTCTATGGAAACATGTAATAATCCTAATTCATTTTCTTTAGATTCTAGAAAATGTTACTGGACTGGGACTAAATGTGAATCTTCATTCTATCCAAACAAGAATGTTGTTAGTGACAATATTTGGGAATATGTCCCTGATCATGAAGAACTCAAGTTACCATGGTCTGAGGCTCTCAAAGCGTCGAAAGAGTATATTAAGAATGTATCAATGGCTCAAAATCTAGGAGAGGAGGGTATAGCCAAGCTTCTAGAAGATCAGACTAAAAAACTAGGAGCATATAAACTAGAACTTCAAAAATTAATAGTTAAACGACCAAAGGTAGATACACCTGCGGACACCTCAGTTATAGAATTAGTAAAAACACTTACAGTAAAACCTGATAAAAAAGAACCTAAAAAGAAAGAGTCAGGTTATGAACAAATAACTATTAGAACTATAAAGACAGAATTAAAATCTAGAAGCTTAACATCACGAGAGCTCCAAAGATTTAAGAAGTTTGAGTTGTCTGATTTAGGAGTAGTCAACATTGTTCGAGTATATCAAGAGTCAAAACCTAAAGAAATTAGAATAGATGATAAAACATTCGAAGGCGTAGACGTCGCAAAACTTGTAGATATTACAACAGAAGATGGTCAAGCAATGACAATACCATTAAATAGATTTATTGTATCAGATACTATACCAACTATATCGATTGTACCAATGTTTGCCTATATCTCTCCAGAAGACAATTCTTACCTTCAAAAACCTCCTTCTAATTTTGTGTGGAAACTAAAAACACTAAATATTGATATTAGTAATTTCACAAAAGGTGATGAACTAGAATATGTAACAAATGAGGTAAATTATGTAGATACATCGTTTATAGTTCCAACTGGAGAATTAAATGGAACACCTTTAATAACAAGAGATGATATAAATAATGCAATGGCAAAATTAGCATTTTCAGAGTATTTAGAAGTAGATAATAAACTACAACTAGAAAATGCAATAAATGCAACACAAGAAGCTGTTAAACTGGCATTGTCTGAAAATATTTCTCTACTTTCAGAGTCATTTAAATTTATAGTGAGACAAATAACAGTCGAAGATGTTGTAAATATTATAGAAGCTAAAAGACCAAAGGCTATAACACTTGTAGAATCTTTAAATAAAGAATTAACAGATGCTATAAATAAATCAGATAAGAAAGAAATTGAACAAGTTCTGAAAAAGTTTGATAAAGTAAAGGTCGAACCAGTTGCAAAGGCAGAGGCTGAAGCTAAATTAGCTGAAATTAAGGAAAGAGTAGGATCTAGAAAGATTAAAGCACATGATGTAACAATAGGTGGAGTAAAGGTTCCCGACGCACCTAAAACAGACGACGATATACAAGTTGCTCCAACACCTAAAAAAGATATAAGTAAAACTGTTAAGTCATTCAAGGCTCGTTCCGTTGTTGGAGCTAGTCGCAGAGATATTTAACTATATTGATAATAGACATCTATTAATTTTTCCATTTCCTCTGATATACCTCCAGAAACTTGTGTATTAGGTTTTACATTAACATAACTACTTAAATCGCGTGTGAGTAAAGAGTCATATATATCAAACCGCATTGGTTTGGCTGGTTGTACACGAGATGTGTCTTCTGTTAAGTTTGGATATACAAGTCCTGCATTTTCTACATCAAGCGTTTCTCCAACAAAAATTAAAGCATAGGCTTGTGTACTAGCAGATCTGGTTGTATCATATAGACTAAATAGGGCCTTGATGTACTTCTTATCCTCTGGGTCTTTATAATATTTTAGATCTACATCAATTACTGTTATATTTTCTAATTTAAAACTACCATTATTTTGAAATCTTGGATTATTAATAATTATCTCAGCCAGTTTAGTATTTAATAAATTTTTGACCTGATAATCAGCTACGTCACAGTCTTGTGTTTCAACTAATTTGTTGATATCAAAACTTGTATTATCACCTAGACTTTTTACTAAATCTTTTAACATGTCATAGTATGATAAATAAGTAGGGCTATTAATCTTTCTAACATCATAAAATCTCGGAATAGAATCATTGCAGAAGTTAAGACCCGGTTTATCATTTAAAAGTGGAGCCTTGCATCCTGTTTGTTTATGTGAAGTAAAATCAAGAGGTCTAATAATTATATTTGTAAAAGTTTCCCTATGAAAACATATAACATAAACAACTGCTAGTAATAATATTAGAATTACAATTTCGTTGTTAATCATTTACATGTTACAAATATTTTTATTTATACATTTATTCGGTATTTTAGACATTTTAAATACATTTATAACATGCAAATGAGTGATCAGAATGAATTTACCATTATATATCATCCGCAATGTAAAGCTTCTAGCAAACTTATAAGTCTTATTAAAGACAATAGCAAGATGTTTAAACTTGTAAACGTTTTAACTATTCCTAAACTACCCCCTGATTTAAAATCAGTACCAGCTGGAATAGTAGATGGAGGAATTATGACTGGAAAGCCACTATTTGAAAAAGTTCAGTCGATGATTAATGGACCTGTAAGTGTTAATATTTTCGGAGCTTCAAATCAGGCCGGATTTATTAATGGGTCTTCTAATTTTGCATTAAACTCAAACTTTAGTCCTTTAGACGGATCTAATGGATCTGATGGGTTCAGTGGTGTACCAACATTTGATGAAAATCAGGTGAAAACAATAGAAGAACTGAAGCTTGAAAGGAATTAATTATTTTGTGCGTCTAAACTATTTAAAAAAATAAAGTTAATACATATTAAATGGACAATCCTGAAAACATGAAGGAAATTTTTAAGATGGCTCAACAAGTTGCAAAGAATATTAACATACCACGAGATGCATCTGGTCAGACGGATCCATCTCAGGTTGATATGAGCAAAATTTTCAGTGAAGTATCCAAGTCCGTTTCCAAGATGGTAACTCCTGAATTTGTAGAAAAATTTACAGGAGGGCTTGAGGAACAACCAGTGACTCGCAGTATTAAACAAAAGAAAAATTCTAGAATAATTGTAGAATCTGACGATGAACTTGAACCAGCCGAAGATACATTACCAAAGACTAAAGATTTACATTTTACTCTAAATGTTTCTTTAAAGCACCTCTATCATGGCAAGACTAAGAATATTGCAGTAAAACGCCAAAGATATAAGACAGATGCTGATGGTAAGCCCAAACTTGTAGAGGATCGCAAGGTATTAGTTGTAAATATTAAGCCAGGAATGCACGATGAAGATGTAATTGTATTTGAAGGAGAAGGAGATGAGAAAAAGGGCTATGTTCCGGGTGATGTTATAATTACTCTATGTTACGATGATAATAATACATATGAACGTGTTGGTAATGATCTATTTATTACTCAGAATATTTCACTTTCAGAGTGCTATGATATAGATTTTACATTTAAGCATATCAATGGACAAGTTATAGGTGTAAAGAGAACAGGCACTAATATCATGTCCGGAAACAATCTATTTAAACTAACAGGTCTTGGTATGCCCATTCAAGATGAAGAAGATTTTGGAAATTTATATATTAAATTTGAATGTGATATTCCGGATAGTTTAGATGCAGACCAGGTAGCAACTCTTAAGACCATAATTCCAGCAATTAGCGAAAAAGAGGAAACTGAAAATTACCATGATATTCAGGAAGTAACTGAAGAAGAAATGGATTCATTTTACTACAATCCCGATGCACTTGACGACGATGATGACGATGATGACGACGAAGACGAAGACGAAGAAGATGTATACTAAATAATTGATTTAAAGACATAAATCAAAATTATATTAATGACAGATTTGATTAATGGTTGGGAATATGTAACTGATGTCGTACCAGGTAGGGTTAAAAATCAAACCTTGCAACAGGAATATCTAACAGCTTACTCATTGGCTTACCACAAATTACTTCAAAGTATTTGTCTACCGATTGATAGTATTAATCTTAAAAATCCAGGAGATTCTACCAAAATTTATATAGACTGTAATGATGATGAAATTGATCCATCATCAAATTATTATATAAAGTTTAGTAAAAGTAAGTTTATTAAACATAAGCATAAGAAGATTAAGACAGATTTATATAAACATTATAATCCTAACGGAATCCTAGTAAAAGGGCCATACGAATTAGAAATGAATATCTATTGTATAGATCTATTTGTAAACACATCAGTTGAAACAACAGCAAATAGCACGGAATAAAATCAGAATTGATCAGTTCTAGTAAAGTTATTAGTTCGTGCATCTGATCAAAGTATATGTCTCTAAAATCATTTATTTTCCCGGTATGAATAGATTTAATTAATTCCGACTTATATTTGTTGTTGATATCTAAAATATTCATTAATTTAATGTTTATTTTATTTATAAGTAGTTTAAATGTCCAAAAAAAATATAAATAGATAATATAAATGTTACTAATAATAATTATAGTAGCTTTTATATTAATTATTGCAATTATAGAGTGTACTACATTTTTCAGGTGTGCCACATGTATAAAGAAAGAAAAAATAGACAATATTTATTTAGAAGATGATGATGAAGATGATAAAGTCGATTTTTTACAAAAGTGTACAGGTAGGGAATTTAAACCGATGGAGTTTTCTGAAACTACAAAATTAAACCTGGATAATAATAGTATCGTTTTCTTCAAAGACTATGATATATTCATAGATGATAAATACAAATTAAATAAAATGGTTGTATATCCAATAGATAAACATTCAGACATTAAAATAATAAATTATGATGGAGATATTATAACTATTTATGTTCATTAAAAAATATTGTAACTAAGTAAGTTATGATGAACTTTATAAAATTTTTGCAAGACTATATTAGTATTGCTGTAATTGCTGGTATGTTTACTTTTAGACTGTTAACCACGATTATAGATAATCTAATTAATCCATTGATTAATATGGTTTTAAATGAACAAACTTTCTATGCATACAATTTATCTTTAAATGATGAAAATGAAGTTATACTAACTGATCCAACTGATGACAAGGGTTATGTTAAACATTACATAGGATTTGGTGTAATTTTAAGAGAATTTATTATATGGATGATTGCAATGATTATATTATTTTTATTAGCTTCTTTAACGAAAAAATAAAATCTTGATCTCTATTAAATATGCTATATAATCCTTACTTTACACAGATGTTAAACCCTGCATACTTAGATGTATTAGACTGTCCGTATCTAAATTACGCGAAGAGTCCAGGCGATGAGCCAGCTGATGATGAACATAAAAAAACACATACAACTGTTCCAGAACAAAATGTATCTGATTTTCTTGATGCTTTAAAGTATGATTGGGAATCTCTACCAAAAAATGTAAAAGATAAATATTATTCCAAGCTTACAGACATGATAAATTCTAAAGACTCTAGTAAGAAACCTAGAACAGAGAACTTTGAGGGTTCTTCTATTAATACTGCGTATCCTAATGATGCTGCTCCATTTGTCATAAATGGCTTAACACAGGTTGGAATTATTCTATATATTTTATTTAAAGATCGTATTCCGAGTGCTGGAATGATGTTAGTTGTTTATTTAACACTTGTAACTATTGGTGGTATACTCTATTACTTTAGTCACAGATAGGCGCAGAATAAAATTCAATAATACCTAAATCTGTATCTGCTCTACAAATTATGGGAAATTTCTCTGAAAAATGCACATCTACGTTATAACTTTTGTTTTTAATAAAATTATACAGACAGTCAATATGCAACTTAAACTTATCTATTTCAATATTATTTTTTAATTTTAAAGAAAGTTTTAAGTTGTCTATTTCAAAATGTAAAAAACTATCTTTAGCATATATGTATAAATAATTAATCATGAAATGTTTCGATAAATTTTTATGTGGTCTAATAAAATAAGTTAGCATCTTGGTGAGTTTATATGAGTCTAGTTTAATGTTTGTTGTTGGTAATTCTAACTCTCCTAATAATTGTAGATCTACAGTATTCATAAATTCTGTCTTAATCTCTACAAAATTTGTTACTGTAACAGTTATCTTAATGTTATTCAATTCAAATTTAATATTACCCGAATCTGTATTATTAATAATGTTACTTATTAGTTTGTATTCAAACATTAACAATAGTTCATCATCTATATCCATTGTAATAGATTCATTAATGTAGTAAGTACTAATGTTTGTTTCTTCTAAAATAAATTTGAAGTATACCTCAGTTTCCTCACAACGAATGCATAAAATTAAATCATTTTTATTATATGAAAAATCTAAAGAATCTATAATTTCTTTAAAGTCTCGTACAGACATACATAGAGATTTCATTACTTAGTAATCTTTCAGATCTTTAATTAATATTACTTAAAATTTTTGTATAAAGTATATGTATGAAACTATTCCGAATATCATCTCTAACTCTTATTGGCATTCCTAGAAGTTCATTAAGGAAAATTTCTAGTTGTCCCGGTAATTTAGAAAAGTATAAAGTTGCAAAATTAATTAATGAACAAAGTATTGAATCAGTCATAGAAGAAACTGTAGAAATTCATCAAGACAATGATCCACATTTAAAATTGCTAACTTTATTTTTATTTACCTTTAGAAAAATAGTAAACACAAATTTAAAATATAAGATAATTGAAACAAAAATTAAAGAGGTAATAATTCGCATGATGATTCACTACTTTATTCATGATATATTCTACATGTTAAAATATCACATTAGTATTAATTGACTTAAACTTTGCATATATAAATTATATTATGAGTGATTATTATAGTCAATTAGAACCTGCTATTAAGACATTAGAACATATAATTAAAAAGTATAAAAGTACAAAAAATATAGAGATAGAAATCAAATTAGGTAGAATAGATAGTAAATTTATAGCGGGCATTCATTCGGAAACATTTTATAATCAAATTAAAAGTGCTTTAGATTCTTACTCGGGTTGGGATTCAGTTAAAAAAGAGAACACAACAGATTACATACATGAATCTCACAGGAAAACTAATAATAATATTATGTTAAAGAAGAGACTGGAATCTGTTAATTTTAATTTTAAAGGAACACCATATGATTTTCGTATTTGTGTTTCTACAGAGACTCCTTGTAATCTAAAATCATTTAAGCATTCTATAGTTAGAAGAAAAGATAGAGTTTCTTATATTCATAAAGAGTGTAAATTAGATTTAACTAAAGTAGAAGAAGAAACAGAGGATGAAATTATAGAAAATGAAGAGTTTGAAGTAGAGTTAATTAAACTAGATTCAGATACTTCAGATCTATATAGAGCTCATAGCGCTTTACTTAAAATTAGAGACATCATTAATATTTGCGAAAAAATTCAAGACACAGCCGGTGTTACTAAAGCAGTATAGAGAAATGAATGATATTAATTTATAATGAAGATTAAGATTGAAGTACTTGGTAATCCAACTTACTGGGAAAATCATCCAACATACAGAAAGGCTAAGAAAAATGAAGATGTTGGGTTAGATATTCCCATGTTAAATGATATAATTGTCCCTGCTGGTTCAACTTCATTCAAAATCCCACTTGGAATTAAGACTGAACCAACCCATGGTTACATGTTAGTTCCCAGAAGTTCTATTGTTAAAACAACTCTTAGATTAGCTAATAGTGTTGGTATTATTGATAAGAGTTACAGAGGAGAATTAATGGCTGTTGTAGATAACATAGGCTCTGATGATATGTATCTAAAAACTGGATCATGTTATTTTCAAATAGTAGCGTTTGATGGTAATCTGCCATGTTTTACAATTCAAAATGATTTGTCTCTAACAGCCCGTGGATCTGGAGGATTTGGAAGTACGACAAGTGTAAATTAAAATATTTACACTATTAAATGGAAGAATATATACTAATAATTTTATTCGTACTTTTATCAGCTATTAGCTATAACTGTAATATTAATAAAAGCTCGGGGTCGTTGGTAAAATTTAGACCTCCAGCCTGCGTTTTTAGTTTGGTATGGCCAATCATATTTTTCTTACTTTATTTAGCAAGCAAAGAAGACCCAGATAATGATATACTCTATTACGTACTTGTAGGTTCTTTCTTTCTATGGCCTTTATCTTATGGGTGCAGATCTAATAAAACCTTTGGAATTTATTCAATATTAATATCGCTTACTTTGTTATTTTCTCTTCAAAATGAAAAAAGTAATAAATATTTAAGTTTTGTACACATGTGGTTACTATTTGCTTTAATTTTAAATTGTATGGAAGTTCAACATACTTAAAGAGCATTTCGTATACCCATTCCAATACCCTCTGCGCCACTTAAAGTCTGAGCAACTTTATTATTTCTAAGAAAGTAATCGTATATAACAGATAATATAAAAATTACTAAACATACTGATGCTATAGCAATAAATACATTCTTTAAATCATTAGATGCTAATATTATAGTTTCGTTTATGTTGTTAGGATCAAATTTAATTTTAATAGTTGAATTTTTCGTGAGATTGTAACATCCATCTCCCGTATTAACAGTCATAGCATAGTTTTTATCATTGTATCTGAAAGTTACTTTAACTGTACCTGTAATTATTTTTTGTTGTTTATTAAATTGTGTATTACATTTTGGATCTTCTGCTATTGTTGCAGTACTAGTAACGTAATTCTTTTCGTAAGAAGTAATTAGCCAAATTAATACAACAAGTGATATTACTGCAAGTACTGCAGATATTATCATACTCAAACTCATTTCTATTTTACCGTATGTTGCAGTTGCATTAACTAATCCTTTTAAAAATTTCATTTATCTATAGTAAATATTTTTTTAATCCAAACATTTTTAAACAAACTAAAGTATCAACTTTAAATGGTGAAGAATAATAACTATTTAATAGATTATAAGTTTTGTATTGCGCCTTTCCTTTTAGGTCAAATGAGTTAATATACTTTTTATGCTTTTTGATTCTAGAAAGAGTTAATGGTGTAGTCTCTAAAGTATCTAGAATATCACAGAAGTCTTTGTAAATTAATTGTCTATAATAAAACTTATCTGCTTCTTTATTCATTAATTTTACATAAAAATATTCTTTATATTAATTAATGAATAGACATCTAGCTTATTTTTTAACAGCAGCGGGAGAAACTCTAATTCTATTTATAATTTTGACTTATTTAGAGAGCAGATCACATGATATTAAACCAGCTCATGTAGCAATGGTTTTAATTACTAATTTTGTTGCTGCGTATAGTGGATTTTATTTATTACCATGGTTAACTAGTCTTTAAAACTGTGTCCAAAGTATTTTAGTGTTTCTTTAGCTGCTAACTGTTCTGCTAATTTTTTACACTTTCCAATTCCATATTTATATCTAATACCCTGTATAAAACAGGCAACCTTAAATTGTCTATTATGGGGTGGACCTGTCAATTCTATTGTATCATATGACGGCGTTGTGTTCATTTTACTTTGACAAAATCTTAGTAGAATATCTTTGTAATTATCATCAACTTCTAGTTCATCAAATATTACAAACTTTTCTATAGTTTCTATTACAAACTTTTCAGCCTTCGGAAATCCAAGATCTATATATATAGCACAAATCAAAGCTTCAAATATGTCTTCTAAAATTCTATCGTTATTTCTTCCATCTATCTTTTCAACATTTGAACTAAGTAGAATGTGTTTACCTAAATGTAGTTCTTTTGAAAAACGAGCTAATGTTTTACCATTTACAAGTTTTGTTCTTATTCTTGTTAGGAATCCTTCATTTTTATCCGGGTACTTCTTGAATAAATAGTTTGCAATTATTAAACTTAAAACTGAATCACCTAAATATTCGTATCTTTCATACGACTGTTTAGTATAATTCAATGCAGACTGTGAGTTTTTGGTATATTTTTGAATACTTTTATGAACAAAAGCCTGATAGTAATGTTCTAAATTAATAGGTCTCATATTTATAATACTTTCAATGTCAGCCCGTGACATGTGAGGTTTAGAGTAATCATACTCAAATTCTGCTTCACTACCACTACTACTCATTAATAGTATATGTATATTCTTTTTAAGTACTTTTAAACCATTTAAAAGCATACTGTATAATATATTAGTATGGACTCTGTGCATTCTATCTTACCTTTTCTACTATATAATAAACCGGATTTTAGTCAGTTTATAATTACAATACTAGTAATAACACTTATGCATAATTCTAGAAATATTATGTATTATATCAAGGGTTTAAGTTTTTATAAATATAATAAAATTTTTATCGAAGGAAAAAGAATAAAGCAAGACTACCGATCGCAATATACTGATTTATTTTCAAAGAGATTCAAGGCTGTATGGCATTATATTCAAAATAATAATTTCAACAGTGTACACTCTATAAAAGAGTATACTTCGTATGATTATGTATATGATAAAGATACAGATGATTCTACATTGAAAGAATCGAATATTTTTGTTGTAAATCAGTCAGAGGTTTTTAATTTAACCAAAAATATATATTGTTATGTAGAGTTTTATCGGGAAAATGAAATGAATGAAGATAAAAATAAATCTAACGTTGAAAATATATCTATTGAAATTTTTTCGAACAAGTTAAGTATTATTGATTTAGAACAATTTGTAGAATCTATAACAAAAGAATATAATAATAAAATTAGTAACTATAGGAAAAATAAAAAATTCATTTACATGTTATTTAATAAAAATAAAAACGCATCCGGCGCATCAGAGTGGAACGAGTTTGAATTTCTGTCTAAAAGAAGTTTTGATAATCTATTTTTTAATGATAAACAAAGATTAATTAATAAACTTGAATACTTTCATAATAATAAAGCAACTTATGAAAAGAATGGTACACCATGGACTTTAGGAATTGCTTTATCAGGTCCGCCGGGCACAGGTAAAACATCTATAATTAAAAGTATTGCAAATCATCTAAATAGACACTTAGTTATTATACCCATTAATAAAATTAAAACATTAGAAGAGTTATATGAATACTTTTTTGAAAATACTTATAATCCATTAAATAATAAAGGTAGTATTAAATTCGAAGATAAAATTATTGTTCTTGAAGATATAGATTGTATGACAAAAATCGTAAAGAAAAGAAAATCTAGCGACTCTGACTCTGATTCTGACTTTGAAGATAACAATAAAATTTCATTAAAGAAAAAAATTAAACAAATATGTGAACCAGGACAAACTATTACATTATCCGATATTCTAAATGTTATAGATGGTATTATCGAAACCCCAGGACGCATACTCATTATAACAAGTAATTTCTATGATAAACTAGATCCAGCTTTAGTAAGACCCGGTAGAATTGACGAACACATCAACTTAACGAACGCAACAATAGATACAATTAATCATATTTATAATTACTATTATAATAAGGATATTCCCACTGAAATAATTACTAAATTAGAAGATTATAAGTACAGTCCTGCATATCTCATCAATTTAATATATTCTGTGAATTCAGAGAGAGATTTTTTACACAAACTTACGACATAAAAATAGCTTAAGAAAATAAAGATACTAATAAGTAGAATCAATGTCGTGCCAAATTTGTACCGAGACATTCAACAAAAGTGCTAACTCGATTGTTACATGTTCTCACTGTTCTGAGAATGCATGTAAAAATTGCGTAAGAACTTATCTTCTTAATTTTGACGATGAAGCGCAGTGTATGTTTTGTAAAACTCCACAAGATATGATTTTTCTCGCTTCTAATTTAAATAAAACATGGGTTCATTCTACATATAAAAAACACAGGGAAAAGATCCTGTTAGACAAACAAGTTGCTCAGTTACCTAATACACAAGATAAGGCTAAAAGAACTAAAACTTCTCGTGAACATGTAAAAGAAATAGAAAAATTAAACGAGGAGAAGAAAAAATTAACACAGGCTCTAAAGGATATAAATACTAAAGTTAGAGAACATACTATAAGTATTAATACTCTCCTGAATACTACAAATGAAAAAACACAGTCCTGTTTTACATTTAAATGTCCTCATCCTGATTGTACTGGATTTTTAGATACATCGTGGTCTTGTGGACTTTGTGACAAGAAAACCTGCAAAGATTGCATGGAAATTATTGAAGGTGATGATCACGAATGTGATCCAGAAAAAGTAGAAACAGTTAAAATGATTAGAAGGGACACAAAACCATGTCCTGGTTGTGGAGAATTTATTCATAAAATTCACGGTTGTGATCAAATGTGGTGCCCAACCTGTAAGGTTGCATTTTCATGGAGAACTGGTCAGATTGAAAAAGGAACTATTCATAATCCAGAATATTATAGATGGATGCGAGAGAATAATGAAGAAATTCCTCGACCTCGTAACAATAATGAATGCGGACAAATTCCAGATGCTGGATTTTTACTAAGAAGCATTAGAACCATCTGGGTTCCAGAGGGGCCATCACACCGGCGAAATGATGACATACATGTTCATATTCTTTATAACTGTCACAGACTCGTTCAACATATTAATCACCTTGATCAATTATATCGTAGAGAGGCAAATTCAATAGATCTGCGCCTTGAAGATCTTAGAGTAAAATATTTACTTAATGAGATCACAAAAGAAAATTGGATGACAAAAATTCAAGCGCAAGATAAAGCTTTTAAAAAATCGACGGATACAATTAATATTTGGAGACTTGCTCGCGATACAGCATTACCACTCCTATGGTATACAGTAGAACAATTTCATGAAACTGACGATCTAAATGTGATAAAACAAAGACTTCTTACTAATGTATTTGAACATCTAGAAAAAATTAGACTTTTCTGTAATGAATCATTCATTCGAATTGGAAAGCTATATTGTAGCGACAATGATATTATTACACCTGCATGGTCTAATATGGGGTACAAAACATACAAGAAAAGTGTGGAAATCAACAATTATTAGAATGAACAACTAATAAACTTAAGGTGTTAGCACTTCTTAATATAACGTGAAATGGAAATCCCAGATGATATATTTCTTTATATTTGTACCATTGCAGATATTTCATACACCCCATATCTAAGACTTATAAATAAAAAAATGCACGCATTTGCAGACCAGAATTTTAAGCTGTATAAAATGATAAGAAACATTGATCGACATTTTGCACCTATAAATAGACTTATTATGGAAAATAGAGGACTAATAGAACACACTAGAATTCTTAAAAGTAAGACAGAAATAAGTAAAGATCTACTATTTGAAAATATACATTTAATTAAGAACAGTTATTTATGCACATATATTACACAATATCACAAACGCATCCAAATTACAAGACATTCTGTTATAGTAAATCTTTTATAAAATTATAAATATCGATATTATTATAAAGATATCGAAAAACAATCATACGCAATAGTAAATGTTTAACATGGTTACAATTATATTTACATGTACAGGTAAATTCTTTAATGTTTACAAAACACGTTTTAAGTCTGGGTGGTAACAAGTGATAGTAAAATATAGTATTCCACGTTTCATCAAACTGTACATTACGTTTAGCATAATTAGGATTTTCATGTATATCATTAATAATCCTATAACTTTTTTCAGTCATTAACGATTGAATACATCTAATTATATCTCTTTTCTTCATTTTTAAAAATTTTTTATAAATTTTAGTTTCAAATAAACACTTATGATCTGAGAAGTACTTTATATACATGTTAATATTACGATCTGACATATTATTTATTTCTGTAGGAGAATAGTAGTGATCATAAAAGTCTGATGGTCGATAGTATTGTGCACATGATTCTGTTGTTACAAGCATATAATCATTTCGTATATAGTCAAACTCGTAATATTCTGTAATTCTAGGTTTTATAAATAACATGGAATGGCGTTTAGGACACTTCCAGATTTTAAATCTGTAATCATATTCCATCTTTGGATGCATTGGATCATGATCTAATATATAATCTGAAACTCTAATGATGTCCGTGATCATTAATAAGAGTATGATCTTTTAACTTTAATACTATTTTTATAATATTCTTCACTTTTAGATTTTATTAATACGGGTATACTTCTATATATAATTTCGTCATTAAAATTAACCTCTTGTAACTCATTAATGACTTCTTCATATATAAAAGCTGACGAGTAATTAAAAGCATATTGCCTCTTTAAAACAGGGACTTCCATTTATATTATAATAAATATATTGTTTAAGTTAATTAATCTATGTATGGTGTGGGATTCGAACCCACGAAGCTTACGCTAACAGAACTTGAGTCTGTCCCCTTAAACCGCTCGGGCAACCATACATACATTAATTAGTCTTTTAGGCGATGTTTTTTACATAATGGATATTTCCCTGCATATCTGGGTGAAATAAATTTTTCTTGACACTTTTTACAGATATATTCTTTGTATTCCTTCTTTTTATTATTATCGATCATACTCTTAATTTGATCCCAATTTGGGTTATCGATATCAATCATTGGATCATCCATTATAGTATAATATATTTGATATCTTTAAGTGTATTTAAAGATAACTTAGATATTAAGACAATGACAGACAAAATTGCTCTTTTAATTCTTGCGACTAGTAATAAACGAGACAAATGGGAAAAAATCAAGGACACTTATTTATATAATATGACATTAAAAACATTTTTGTTAACACAAGACAAAGAGTATAATTATAAATTTTATATAGGAATTGATGAAAATGATAGAATTTTTGACAATAATGATCAGCAACAAGAAATACTTAAATTTTCAAAAGTGTTTAAAAATGTTGAGTTTGAGTTTATAACTTATAATAATATTACTATTCCAAAGGGTCATTGTACTTTAATGTGGAATATTTTATATAAAAAAGCATATGATGATAATTATGATTATTTTTATCAATGTGGGGATGATATGCTATTCCTATCAAAGGGTTGGGTAAATGATTGTATTAATATATTAAAAAAAAATAATAACATAGGATTAGCTGGACCAATAAATAATAATAATAAAATTTTAACTCAATCTTTTGTTTCGCGGAAACATATGGAAATTTTTGGATTTTATTTTCCCCCGGAGATTAAAAATTGGTTTTGTGATGATTGGTATAATATTGTATATGAACCAGAATATTTATATAAATTAGAAGACCATTATGTTCGTAATAATGGTGGGGAACCACGATATGATATTAATAATGATAAAAATTTTAACAATCAAAAATTTATTCAACTAAAAAATGAAGTTAATTTAATAGCATTAGAACATAAAAAATTAATTAGGAATTATTTATCCAAAATGTCTGAATGCTCTCCAATATAAATATTTATTTTTCGTTTTATACTCTAAAGTATTTTATAGTTAATAATAAATGGATTCAGAGATAGAAGAACTAAAGAGACGAGTATCAGCCTTAGAATCTCCCACTGCTAGTAAGTCTAAGTCTGATAAATCGGATAAGCCAATCAAACCAAAGAGTGAGAGAAAACCCACAGAATACCAAGTCCATATGAGTAATAGGTTGAAGGAACTAAAAGCTGATGCAGAATCAAAGGGTGTACAATTCGATAGACGCTCAGCTTTCGGTCAGGCAGCAAAGGAATGGACTTCTAAAAAAGGTAAATCTCAAGAATAAAAATATTTAATATATTTAAATGCTGTTGTGTTTAGTACTTATTATCACACTTTTATTACTAATCAATTTTAATAATGTAGATAATTTTTCTAATTGTGGTCCATCGGCTCCTAATATTCCGCCACCAACTTGGTATGTTCCAGAACCTCTCGATTTAAATAAATGGGCGACAAGAATGTATCCAGATATGGGTTCATTACAGAAGAATATAAACTCTAGTGCTTACAGATTTTGGCAGTATTAAATTGATTTAAAAATCTAATATATATTTATATAATGAGGAGTAATACACTGACGAATTGGTTTTATACTACGAATCAGATCATTAATAAAGATTCGGATACAAAACCAACTCATCTATTACTTGATGGTGGTCGCGTTAAAATTAATGATGGGTTAATTCATACATTTTATAAACTTTATGCAGAATGTCTAGATAATAAAATACCAGTGCATATTGTTGAACATAAAACTCATCTATTTAAATTTTTCAGCGATTTAGACTTCATAAATGAAACTGAAATGACACAAGAAACACTAATAAGTATTATTCATATTATTCAGGAGGCTTTATACTACATGTTTGAACATAATCATAATGTTATAGTTTGTACAACTGAAAAGAAAATTGTAATAAAAGACACAGTAGAATATATTAAACAGGGCGTGCATTTACATTGGCCAACTTTAGTTGTTAACACTGAAAATGCACTGCTTATTCGTGAATTAATTATTCATAAACTTAAGACTACATTTGGAGAAAGAGACTCTATTAATAAATGGGAAGATGTTGTGGATTTATGTGTATATAAAACGAATGGTATTAGAATGGTTGGTTCTAGCAAATGTTCATATAATAGAAGCAATGGTAAAACTGAATTTATAGATGATAAAAGAATTTACAAACCAACTATTATTTTAGATTGTCATAAACAATGTTTAGATGTAGAGTTAGAGACATTACTTAATAATACATATAATATGGTAGTAGCTACAAGCATTAGACTCACTGATGGAGAATTAACTAAAATAGTAAATATTCCCGAGTTTTTAAAACTTCCACAAAGTAATGAATGTGAAGAATGTGAAGATCAGGAATCTACAAGTAAAAGAGTAAGTTCGAGTAGTTTGGTGTATCAAGAAATAGTAAGATTTTTCCGTATTCATGTTAAAAATTATGATGCAGATGATATCAAGAAAATCTTAAATTTCGATGATAAAGTTTATATTATATTAACACGATCAAAATATTGTCAGAATATTGATAGATCTCACAACTCTTGTCAAATATACTTTAAATTAACAAAAGACGGTATTTGTCAAAAGTGTCATTGTATTTGTAATACTATGGCTGGTAGAAAATATGGATTTTGTAAAGATTATGCATCCGAATATATTAAATGTACAGGTCATCTACTAAAGTTCCTGAATTGGAACGATAATAATAAAAATAAAGATATTAACAAGATTGATTTACCAAATATATCTCAAATGGTATCTGGGCCTGGCAAAGTTGATGAATTACGATTACATTTATATAATCAATTTACCAATAAATCTCCTCCAAAACAACGACCTAGGAAAAAGGCTACTAAATAATATAAGTCTTGATTAAAACAAAACAAACACCAACAATTACTCCTAATATTATAAGACTCTGTATATTGAAATCACCATCTGTGATGCATATGAATGGTAAAGTTTTACAGAACGTCTTGAAGTAACAATTACTAAATAATACAAATAGAATAGCTATAATTATAACTGACTGTATTGCTTCAGCATAATTAACGTTGGATAATTTTTCCATAAACTTTATACCACCCGAAGGTGGAGAATAAGCTCGTGGTACTGGTGGTGGTGGAGAATATTGTTGTTGAATCATTTGTTGTTGCATTTGTTGTTGATACTCTAATTGTTCCTGTGGCATTTGCTGTGGCATCTGCTGTGGCATCTGCTGTGGCATCTGCTGTGACATCTGTTGTTGCTGAGGAGCCATTAAAACTTCCAAAGGTGTTTCAAAATTTAGATCAGCCATTTATATATTATCAAATAAATATTTTACATATATATTACCGCAGATGTTTAACAAATTTTGAAAGACCCAGAGTATTTAAATTCATCTGTTATATCATTCACTTTACCTGGATAGGATTTGCATCTTGTAAGTACTGTTTTTTGGTAAGACATGTATTCAAGTATCGAATCCTTTGCTTTTCTTGATGTCCATATGTGTAACTTTTTATGATCTTTCTCATATATACCAGTAATTCTACCACACGCTTGAATAAGAGTTTCACATGTTTGAAACACGGGCGGAAGATATACCAGATCTGTAAGATGCCATTCATTAGTGTCTTCAGTTTTATAAGACTGACCCCTTCCAGCTTTAATTCCAGACACAATTACAATTTTTTTAGTAGGTGAATATTTCTTTAGATTTTTCAATATCTCTTTGATATGAATTTTTTTAAACTGATATTTAAATTCACCTTCTTTCGCATACACTGGAATATTATCTTTAGTATATAATGTTGTATATTCTCCATGATCAATTATAACATTTATATCATCGTTTTGGAAAAAGTCTTTCCCAATCTTTTCCTGAAGAATGATAAGAGATGTACAATTGAAAAGTACAATTTGATGAGAATCTCTTTTTAATACATATTTCAGTAATTCGAGATATACTTCGCAATACTCCTCCGCTTTATCTGTTTTTGTTAATCTTCTGACAGAATTTCCCAATATATGCCAATTTTTAATTTTATCAAATCCAACATAAAGATCTTTTTTCTCTAAAGAGTGAACATTTTTACACTCAATTTCTGGAATATATTTAAACAAAGAAAATGGTGTAGCAGTTATATAGTATTTATGAAAGAGATGTTGATTTTTATACATTTCATCATATAAAACTGTAGATTGCTTACAGTCTTTTTTATCTAAATAAATGAGATCTGCTTCATCTAAAATAATAATAAAATCATGATTAATTCTCTCAATTGTACAGAACATTTTAGATAACTGTTGTACATTTGACAGACAAATGTAAATAGATGGATCTTCCGTAACAGAATTATAACAGTTAAGATCTTTTGGAAATTTCCATCTTTTACAAAACTGCAACATATCAGCTGTTATATTTCTTAACACAATAAATACAGACTTTCCATCTTCTAGACTTGAAAAAGACAAATCTTGAATATATTTCGTCTTTCCGCTTTGAGTTGGAGAAACTATGACAGACGTCATTCTTGCAATTTACCAGTTAATTAAAATGTAGAGTTAGAAAAATGTCGTAATTTCATTTTTTTTAATTCGCGATTTTTTCTATTTTTTTTTTCTTGTGCTATAATTAAATACAAAATGGCTGGTGGTGGTCTTATCCAACTTGTTTCGATTGGTGCGCAGGATGTTTACCTTGTAGGTAATCCCCAGATTACTTTCTTTAAGGTAACATACCAGCGTCACACAAACTTCGCTCGTGAGTGCATTGAGCAGACAATTCAGGGTACTCAGGGTTTCGGTCAGCGTCTTACTATTACTGTTTCGCGATCGGGTGATCTTGTAGGTCCTATGCATGTTGAGCTTAACCTACCTTCTCTCTTATCTAACATCCCTCTCGCCTCTGTCCCAACTGTTTACAACAGTGCAGATGCTACTGGCACAGCGGCAGCATCCTCGGGCAGCTTCAACTGGTGCTGGGTCAACTATGTTGGTTACCGTATCCTAAAGGAGGTCACAATTGAGATCGGTGGTCAGCCAATTGACCGTCATTACTCGACCTGGTTCTACATGTGGTTCGAGCTCTCGACCCCTGCTGCCAAGCGTGAGGGTCTCCAGAAGATGGTTGGTGGCTACGATGTAACTGAGGTTCCACTTGGTCTTACAACTAACGCTCTTATCGAGCAGACTCTCTATGTTCCACTTGTTTTCTGGTTCAATACCCACCCAGGTCTTGCTCTTCCTCTCATTGCTCTTCAGTACCATGAGGTTAAGATTTACATCCAGACTGAGCAGGTTAACCACTGCTGTGTACTTCTCTCCGGCTCGACCGGCCAGTCTTTCAGCAATGTTCTCGATCTCGAGTGGAATGTTCCCGGTGGTCCCGTCGCTCTTGCGGACGGCAATGGCAACGCGCCCCAGCTCAGCCTATCCGTCTGGGCCGACTACTACTATCTTGATTCGGAGGAGCGTCGCCGATTTGCTCAGCTATCGCACGAGTACCTCATCAAGCAGGTTCAGCAGGTCACATCAAATGTCACCGCCGCGAACAATAACAAGGCTAGTGTTGACTACCGCACCTTCAACCACCCTGTATCGTTCAATGTATGGGGTTTCCGTAAGCAGCAGGCTGGTGCCCAGGTCGACTGGACCAACTTCACCAACTCGCCACCATTCCTCCAGTTCCTTGGTCTCAGCATCGTTAACGAGCACAAGCTTATACTCAACGGTAACGACCGCTACAACGACAAGAAGGCGGATTACTACAATCTTGTCCAGCCTTACAATCACTTCACTGCTATTCCCCCAGTTGGTCTACTTTGCTACTCATATGCTCTTCAGCCAATCGAGCACCAGCCATCTGGTACCCTCAACTTCTCGCGTATTGACAATGCTTCTAACAGCTTCAGCATGATCTCGGATGTTGGTCAGCTCAACGGTCTACTTGGTAATGTAGGTGGTTCCAGCAATGGCTGGTCGACTAGTGGCTCCACAAGCTATGAGGGTGTAGTATACGCGGTTAACTACAACGTTCTCCGCATCATGTCTGGTATGGGTGGTCTTGCTTACTCGAACTAAATATGTGAATAGTTTATGGGTGTTAACGGGAATTGTAGGAATAATTTGTGGGTCTTAGTCGGAAGTGTGGAAAAAGATGTAGTGTAAATTAAAAATCTATTGGTTATTAAAATTTAATAATATGTAGATTTTTAAGACTATTATTTAATTAATGGTTTCAAGTTGAGGTGTATCACTACTTGACTCTTGCTGGGTGGTACTTGAGTCTGCTTCTGATTCATTTGCAGGTTGAGTACTTGAACCTGCCTCTGAATTATCAGTTAGTTGTGGAGCATCCTGAAGCTTTCCAGCCTTCTTTTGTTCTCGACGATGCTTTTCGAAATTAGCCTTAGCTTCTTCCATCTCCCTATCGTGCTCAGTAATTAGCTCTTCAAGCTTATCATCACCATAGTGCTTTTCGCCGATCTTCTCTGTTTCGGGTGGAAGAAGTAACCAAGAGTACATCTCTACTACAAAAAGATCAAATGTATCATCAATCTTTTGGAGTTTAGCTGCATGCTTCTTAGCCTCATCAATGTTAGAAAATACACCCTTAATCTTAACAGCAAGATGATCTGACTTCTGGCGACTCTTTGGAGAAATTACACTAATTATAGCATACTCCTGCCCCGGAACTCGAATAGAATCTTTTTCTAGATAATCATTAATATCAACTTCAGGCATTTAATTAAATATTGTTATTATCTTTAAATAATTTTAAATCGTGGATATATATTTCCATTCTAGTTCTTTGCAGATATTTTTCCATATTTTCTCTTGTTCAAATAGTTTTTCTCGACTTTTTAATAAAGGAAAATAACATAGTAGGTCGTTCCTGTTGAGTAACTGACAGAATTTATGTAAAGTGAATGAATAACTTAAGAAATTTTTCCTATTAAGTGGACAATGTTTTTCAAATGGTTCCTGTATCATGTCAAACATTTGCATTAATTTATTCTCCAATTCTAATGTAATTATAAGACCCTTTTTGTTAGTTATTCTGTTAATAATATTTGGTATATGTTCATAATACTTGTTAAGTCTTAATTTTTTGAGATATTGTCTTATCTTACTGTGAGTTATGACTGAAGCATCTGTAATTCTTTCCTTCTTAAGTTCTACATAAATTAGATTAAGTATATCTTCAGGGATTATTGTACTTTCTTTTGCTTGTAATTGTGTAAGCCATTCTTTGAAATGATTTTTTCTTTTATAAGTAAACACCTGAACAAATTCAGTAGAATCTGCACGAGACCAATCAATTTGATTAGAACTATCTGTATATTTTTCACATACTCCACAATTAGAGCAAACTATTGTAGCTTCTTTAGTATCTACTGTTCTATCATGTGATTTACATACTCTGCAACAATTTCCGACACTTTTAATTTTCCCAGATGGAATATTAAAACATGTTTCTAGATAGTCACTATATTTAGTACCTTTATCTGTTGAACCATTGCTTGTAACATATTTTAATATGCCAGAATTGTCTACTTGTTCATGTTCTTGGTCTACTTCTGTTCTATCGATATCTCCTATAAATGGTATAGCTTTACATAGATAGTCTGTTAGTTCCGTTTGATAATAAATATCACTAACTTCTTGTTCCATTTTTTTAATTCTATCTCTTAATTCTACAATTTTAGAATTTTCTTTATTTTTGTATACTTCTTCTAATTCTCGTTTTAGAGAGTCTAATTCTTGTTTTCTATCTTCATAAGTTTCATATTTAGCTTGTAATTTATTAATATATTCCTCATGTATATTTTCTATACTAGACCTACAATCTTGATGAACAGGTCTCTGAGATAATCTAAACGTGTTCATTTAATATTTTTAATATTTTTAATCTTTAAATATTATTAAATGAGTCAGAATCTTAAAACTTATTACGGAAGTTCTATAATACCCGCGGACTCTTTACCTCCTATTAGAAGTTCTGGTCAATTTAATCCTCCAAATGCATTTCCACTAACAGAGTCTCAGTCTTGGAGAGACATTAAATTCCCAGGTTCTGATTTTGAACCCCAGGAACTTTCTCAGCAAGATAGACTAAAAGAGTATGCATGCAGACCATTAGATAGATCTGCAGAATTTAATCAGCGAGCCTTTAAATCTACAGAAAATTCCTTATTACAACTATTTTTTAGTGAAATGAATATTAAGTATATTCAGGATAGAGTCAAAGAAGAAGTCATGAAACTTAGAAATCAGCATATTTCTACCGACATTGATAGTATGAATCTACAAAATTTAATGCAAGAGACACTTACTTTATCTTATCAGGGAAAAATGCCACAGTTTATAGCCGATAGTAAAATATGTAATATTAAGGAATTACTATCTGATCTTAATAAACAAGTAATTAACAGATATTTAACACACGCTATTAGCACCATCGACATGCATAAGTACTACATCAAAGACGTAACCACGTTACCAGTACCTCTAGAACGACCCATGTATACATCTATCAAGGGTTCAAATGTAGTATCTCAAGAAGTTGGATTAGGTTCAGTAGAAGAATTTAATAGAGATATACGAGAGTGGAATAATAGATTTTCTCGTTTTTCTAATTAAATAAAATAATAGAATTATTTTTATATGGAGGTTAATCCTATTAATTATAAAAGCTTTAATTATAATAGTATAACAATCACACAGGACAAGATTCTCTATGATAATGAGGAACTATATTTTAGTACACCAACACTTAAAATATCTGATATTGTAGACATTGATAATAAAACATATCTTCAATTAAAATTATTTAAAAAGACAAACTGTAACTTATTTTTAAATAATATTTTATCAACAGAAGCTATTATTAGAAATAAAGTAAATGATAATAATCTATATTTAAATTCTCAGATTATTCGAGACATGATGGATAATATATACATTAAGGTTAAAATAAGTGAATCATTAAATAATATATTTGATAAAAGGAAAATACCAGTATCATATAACTCTTTAAAAAATAATCAACAAATCAAGTGTATTATTAAAATGACAAATTTTTATAAAGATTATACTACACATAAATTTGGATATTCCTTCGAGTTATATCAGTTGATGATACTAGAATAATTTTGCGTTGCTTTATTAACATTTAAAATAAGATAATCTACTAAATGAGCGTGGTTAAACTCGATCAGGTCGATTTTTCTAACATTTCAGTAGATGATCCTATTAAACAAGATGGGCTTTATATATCTAAGGTTAAATATAATGGTAATGATTTAATAATTCAGTTACCCAAGTTAACAGTATCGGGAAGTACTGAAAATGATTCTATAGAAGTTGTTACAACAGAGGAACTTAAGACTTTTTTAAAGAGTTATGACGAATTTATGATAAACTTAATTTCAGATAAGTCTTCATCCTGGTTTTCGAAAGAACTAACTAAGGCGAAGATAACACAAATTTATAAGAAAAATTATGTAACATGTGATTCTGTTACAACCTCGTCGTTTAAACTAGATGAGAATATCAAAATTTATACAAAAGATGAGAATGTAGAACTAGGAACAGTAAAGGTTGGTATGGAGGTAATATTACTAGTGCATGCCTCATATATGGTATTTTACAGGGCTAACTGTATTCCATATTTTAATGCTCTTCACCTAAAGATTAAAGAGAAAAAGATAGAGTATGCTTTTAGAGAAATTGAAGAAGAACCAGAGAAAAAAATACCTATTAAAATCAATATAGATGACTTTGAATTTAATTAAATTTTCATGATTTTTTTACAAATTATTATCTTTATAAATTAATAAATGGATAATACCGTATCAGTTCTCCCAACTATTGCAGCGACGGCACTTGTTTTACTTCTCGCTGTACAGTGCATTCAGAACAATGTCGAGGGATTTGCTTCCGATAAAGAGATTCAAGCTCATAATGCTAATCTAGCGGCCGCTGCTTCTCAGCCACCTAATGAGATTAATCATAAACTAGAAGCTGGTGCTGGAATGCCAACTCCAACCAACATGGATGTTATTCAGGGTAAGGGTTTCATGTTAGGATCGTCTGTAGATCAGGGTAGTGCGGGAAGTCTTCCAGCTGGTGTAAGTATGTGTGCTCTTAATCAGCCAGCAGCAACTGTAGCATCTTCTCTACTTCCCCTCCCCAGTCCAAATAACCAGAATCAAACTTGGGCGGATCCCTCCTGTGTATCAAATGCTCTAGCTAATTCCAGTATGCTATCGGCCCTTGATATTATTGGTGTTAATACTACAGCTAGTTCGCTTCGCAATCCCAGCCTTGATCTTCGTGGTGATCCCGTATGCAATCCCCGGGAGCCAGTCAGTGTATTCAACAATTCTTCTATTACATGCACATTCAATCGTCCACTCACCTGCTATGATAATCTTCCTCGCCCAACTATTTGGTCTTGCGATTGGAATAATCAGACCTGGAATAGCCCCGATGCTGTTAAGCCTATGCAGTCAAATGATCTACCAGTTTCCCGTTAAACACGTTTAAAGAATAAACTTTATGTTAAAGATAATGGATGATATTTTACCACAAATTTTAATTAAAGTATTTGATACACTTGGATCTGGTTATAAAGAACATATTTACCAGAAGGCAATAGAAATAGAATTTCAGTCTGAAAATATATTATTTCACTCTGAAGTTATATGTCCAATAAATTATAAAGGAGTACAAGTTGGATTTGAGAGAGCTGATATAGTAATATATAATAACTCTGTTCCAACTTCAGTTTTAGAATTAAAATCACAAACAAACTCTATAACTAAAAAGGAGTTTATTCAGTTGTATAAATACTTATCTAATTTAAAGGTTCAAACAGGTTATATAATTAATTTTATAATTACACCAGATACTATACTTAATCAATCGGAATCTAAATATAGATTTTTAGAATTATATAAGATAGAATTTACGGAGTTTAAACTTTACAAGTATTCGTTTAGACACAGCGAATATAAAGATTACTCTTTATAATTTTAACTGAATAACTTTTGGAGTTTTAATTGCACTACTAAGATCATCTGATGTCTTGATTGTTTTTAATACTTTAAATGCATCCTCTGGTCTTGCACTATACTGTATAGACTTATTCTTAAATAAAAATACTTTAAATGCTTTTAAATCAGGAGATAAAGTTGTTATAGGGTTTGTATATTTAGCAACATGTCCTAATTTAAAACTATTAGCAAAATTTACCCACAACTCTAAAGCATTAGATCCTGTTGGTTTTATTCCTGAAAGTGCTATGAACTCTTTGAATTCTTCAACTATATCTTGTTCTCCTTCAAAATTTTTATACCATCGATATTTATGAGTAATTTTAAAAACAGTTTCTATACTAGAAATGTCTGTGGGTGTTAAACTTGTAAGTTTTTTATTAACAACAATAACATAGGTTCCTTCTAAAGAAAATATAATATGATATAAATTACCCATTTGAGCAAATCTAATACATTGACCCATATCTTCTCCGGATGGCCAACCCCATATCACATCACCGGATATATAACAATGCAAGGGATGTGTATGAAAGTTTACTCTACCTAACGGAGTAGATACAGAACTTGCACTACCTTTTTCAATTGAATGATCATGGTAAACTTTATCACATACCATTTCACCATCTACTATTCTACAATTATTATTTGAAAATTCTATTACTCCACCAAATTCTCGTGGTGCTAATAGAAGTCCATGCTTTGAATATTGATTTGGGCGTAAGAGTGTATCTCTTAATATTGGTTGTGTAATTTTCCAATCAGGTATATTCATATATAATTATTAAATATTAAATTATAAGTTTAAACTTTATTTTTTAAAATTTAAAGTGTAATTAAACAATGTCGGAAGCATTAAACGTAAATGTGTTAGTATCAGCCAAGGAAGAATATACTAATCAGTTATGTTACGTGTTGAGTCCTTTAATTTATCAGGGGATCACCAGTTTATTTGAAGAGTCTAAGAAGATGCCAAAGCAGGTTCGTGGAGTTTCTTATAGAAATCTTCAGATTGTACTTGCTAATGTTCAGAATTGGAGTTCATTCATCATAGAGAAAGAAACAAGACGAATTAAAGATGCCTGCACTTATTTATCCGATCTTGTTACAGCTATATTTGTAAGTCACGTTAAAATTTTAGCATGTGTTAGATTAAAGGGGGATCACAAAAATATTAAAATTAAGATACCAAACATGGAGACATTTATTCATAAGATATATATATTAGTTTCTAATAAGTTCTATAATAATGTAATGCTTATCAATGAACCCGAGGAATCATTAGTTAAAATGATATCAGATATTATTAATGAATGTATCAGAAAACAGTTACCCATTGAACATATTCTACAAGAGTATCTATTTGATGTATTTAATGACGATTCAGCAGAGTCAGAGCCATCTGTAAAGTCCGATAAATCAAACAAAGAATTTACCATGGATGAAGTAGCAGATGATGAGGAGGATGATGGTAAGTCTGATGCTGAAAGTGAATTTGAAAATGAACAAAAGGCTATACCAGTTGTACCAATTGATGGTCTTTCTGAACAAAGAGCCTCTCCAATACCTGACTTTAATGAAACTACGAAAATAGAAATACCCGAAAGTGCTGTAAATACACCAAACATTGGTCCTGTAGATTCATCAGCTCAGCCCGAATCTGTTTCTCAACCACTGGATAATGAAACACCACCAGAACCACCACCACTAAATTTAGACTCGCGACCCAATAGCCCTGTAACTTTATTTGATGACGCAAAAGAATATTAAATAAAATATTATTAAATATTAATGTCTATATTTGATAAAACTAAAACATATTTAATCAATTTACTATCACAAAATCAGTCTGTTCCCACACCTTTACCAAAGGCTATTATAATGGATGTAGATGATACACTTGTTTCTACAAATAGTAAGGTTAAATTTGTTAAAGTTAATGACAGAGATGTTCTATTTTTATATCCAGGTATTAAACCAATAGTAGAAGTTGCACGATATGCAAAAAAAATAGGCTATAAAGTAATAATATTAACTGCTAGACCAAAAGAATCTTTTTTATCTACAAGATTTAATTTAGATATACTAAAAGTACCCTATGATGAAATACATATGAATTATCATAACCAAGACAATTCATTTAAATATAAAGTTAGACAACAACTGATGAAAAGATATTCCGTTTTATTTACAATAGGAGATCAGGTTGGAGATGTTGCTGGACCCCCTGGTTTACTTGGAATCAAATTACCCTCACAAGACTCGTATAAAGTTCAAATATATTCTAATTAAAATATTACAAAATAAAATAAGAGTATTATTTAATGCTATCAGACACTCTCAAAAGTGTACTAGAACCGCAAAAACAAAAATCTATTCGAGAACGAGAACTAAAAGATAGAATGATAAGCATTATTTTAGAAAAAATTAAAAATTATTCATCATATGGTCAAACCAGTTGTAGATTTAAAGTTCCACCTTTTATACTAGGATGTATACCATACAAACACGAATCTATGATTAAATACATCAAATCTAAATTTTACAAAGAAGGATTTTACATTAAAGAAGAAATCTTTGGAATTTTATACATATCTTGGGATATTAAAGATATAAATAAAGTTCAAGATTCTAAAAGAAAAGAGAAATTAAGAGAAGTAAATGTAAATAAAGATCTAGTTGCATTTGCATCCAATAATAAACTAAAGTAAATGTGTTCTACATACTGGAATATATTCATCTGTACCAATTAACTTTTGTTCTTTAGATTCTGTTAATCTCTTTGTAAAATATGCTGGATTTCCATTTTTACATATTTTACAAAAGGCATGTAACCTAGTTATAGTATTACACAAGGGAACTAGTTCTAAAATTTCACCAAATGGTCGTTGCATAAAATCTCCATCAAGACCTGAGACATAAATAGTCTTGGAGTTTTGAAGTTGGTTTATACAAAAATTTTTCAATCCTTTAAAGAATTGAGCCTCATTGATACATATTACTGAATAATTTTCGGTATCTAAAGTATTTAAATCATTTGTATAATGAGAT